CATCGGAGCTAACTGGAAAGAAACACACTAATGAGCACACTAATAGTAGATGGCGATATGCTCGCCTACAGAGCAGCTTTTGCCAGCGAGTATGAAACCAAATGGGACGATGACCACTGGACCCTGCTGTCCTCAGAGACAGAGATGAAGTCCGAGGTAGAAAGGTTCTTTGAGAACCTTAGCAAGACGCTGCGGTCTGATGACATTCTGCCAGTCTTCTCTCCCAGAGAGAACTTCCGGTTAGACTTATTCCCTGCCTACAAAGCCAACCGCAAAGACAAGCGCAAGCCTCTAGGGCTACGCTGGCTAGTCCAGTGGATACAGAGTAAATACAACGGTATCATGGCAGAGAACATGGAAGCTGATGACCTCATCGGTATCCTGTGCACCCGGAACCCTACCAAGACTGTAGCTGTGTCCGGGGACAAGGACTTCGGCACCCTGCCTGTTGCTTGGTATAACCCTCTGAAAGACGAGAAGCGTATGAGCAGCCCACAGGAGGCGGCTAACTTCCATCTCATCCAGACACTGGCAGGAGATTCTACTGACGGGTATATGGGGGTCAAAGGCGTCGGTGTAGTCACCGCCAAGAAGCTCTTAGACAAGGACGGATACACATGGGACACCGTGGTCAAAGCCTACGAGAAGGCGGATATGACTGAGGAAGACGCCTTGCTAACCGCTAGGCTGGCCTACATCCTTCACGACAAAGACTACAACGAAGAGACAAAGGAGATAAAGCTATGGGAACCAAGATAAAGGGGACCGCTGAAGAGAGGAAACAAATACCTATTTATAGGGGTTTTATTAAGTATTTCCCTGACGCTATCGTTGAGGTCGCTAAGCAGAGCGTCCAAGGGAATCTCCAGCATCACCCAGAGGCAGACATCTTCTGGGACAAGAGCAAGTCTACGGACGAGCTAGATGCCCTTATGCGCCACCTGATTGAAGAAGACTGGGCGGCAGTTGCGTGGAGAGCGCTTGCAAATCTCCAAAGAGAGTGTGATAAACACAAAAAAGATTAGGTATATATGGAACAGGAAAACGTATTTCCTTTTGTTTCAGATGAACTTTTGACAGCTTTGTCTGAAAGGTTCCCAAAGCAAGACTTTGGGCCTAGCGAATCTTTGCGTGAACTAGACTACCATTACGGACAGCGGTCTGTAATTCGTTTTCTAGAGAACAAAGCCGAAGAACAACGTGAAAACTCATTAACCTCAATCCTTGATACTTGATATGTGCTTTAGCGCCCCAGACCCTCCAGCTCCGCCTCCTACACCAAAACCACCGCCACCCCCAATGGCAAAGATAAAGAAGGTAGAGAGTCCTGCGAGAGAGCAAAGAAAAATGTCGCGTAGGCGCGGAGGCCAAAGGTCTTTAGTAATCAATCGAACCACCCCAAACACTGGCTCTAGAGGAGCTGGGGCAACTTATTAACCAGATGAAAATCTACGGAAAAACAATTACGAACCCCGCGCAGGGGTCGAACACAGACATTGACTGGAACGGAGGAACTGGAATGTTTGCCGTTACTGGTTCAAACTTTCAAAGCTCAACAGTTAAACTCCAACATAAAATTGGAGACACTTACTTAGACATCGGTAACGAAGCTAACTTCACCACCAACGGAGCCACTCTGTTTACCACCTCGGCTAATAGCCTTCGGGTAGCAGTAGACGGCAGCGGAAGCACTCTGGCTGCTGTTGTAGAAGTGCAGCCTGTTTACGAAAACAAAGCTCTTTAATTTATGTCACGCGTAGACGCTAAAACAAACCCGTTAACGAAAGGATTAACGCAGAACCTATTCAAGATTCCGTTTACGCGTGACAAGAGTATCAAGTTCGACGGGACGGACGATGTAATTACCACTAGCGCGGACAGCACGCTGGCAACGAAGACCTATTCGTTCTGGGCTAAGAGCGAAAAGACGACAGCAGGTGGAGTGTTTGACCACGGAGCCAGCAACCACGGCGCGTTCTACTTCAACTTTTCTAACGGTAGACCCCTTCTTTATTTAGCAAATGGATGGTTCCGATATTGGGAAGATGTGTCATCTCAAGACGACGGAACTTGGCACCATTACCTTGTTTTGCTGCATACCAACATTAACAACACAAAGCTCTTTGTTGATGGAGTTGAGCAATCGGTTGACGAAACCAATACAAGTTCTGGTTCTGCTTTAGCATATACAACGGGTATCCGCATCGGTAGAGGTGGGGGTAATCGTTTTTCCGGCTCCCTCGATGAGTTCGCAATATTTGATGGGGACCAGTCAGCACTAGCCGACGAGCTATACAACAACGGACAACCAAAGAACCTCAGCAGTTACTCCACGCTCGACCACTGGTATCGCATGGGGGAAGGAACGCTCACAGGCGGGAAGAGAGACGGGGACGAGAACCTGCTGTTTGACCAGTCAACGAATGGCGGACTGGGGAGTGAGAAGATAACTGATGGTGGGTTTGATGACCCCAGTGCTTGGTTAGCTCTAGAGGGCGCTGTTGTTGAAGATGGATTAGGTAAATTTCCTACGGCAGCATCAAACTGTTTTATAATTGCAGGTAGCATTGTTCCCACCACGGTTGCCGCTTATGTGCTTCGATATGACGTAGTATCTACAAATGGGGGCACCTTGCAACTTGCAGGAGGAAATTCTGCTTTCGCAACCCAATCAATACCAAGCTTTTTGGGGACACATAGTATTGTCCTTGCATCTAACGGCACAAAAACGAATCTGCAATTTAAAGGCAACCAAAGTTTTGTCGGCTCAATAGACAACGTAAGTCTGCGAGAGGTCCAGAACGTGGGCACCATCAATGGCCCAGCGATTCAAGCGGACGGCGGCACGGAGCTGGTGGTCAATGGAGACTTCAGCAATGGGACTACGAGTTGGACTGCTGCTGCAAACACTGGAACAGCGGCTATCTCGATTTCTAGCGGGAAACTTAGAGTTACGAGCAGCACGCCTTATAGTTACGCTTACCAAAGTTTTCCAACGAGGGTTGGTGGAGTCTATTCGTTTACGGTAGACGTTACTAAAGGCACCTCACCCAATTACGATGCTTACCTCGGCACAGGGCAGAACGGCGCAACGCTTTTTAACAGCGGCTCAACAGGCTTTTCTGATTCACAAGGGGATACTCGCACAATCACCGGCACGTTTACTGCAACCAGCACAACTACGTTCCTCAACTTACGCTCCCGCAACCAAGGAAGCATTACTGATGCCTTCACTGACTTTGACAACGTAAGCGTCAAGGAGCAGACCGAAAGCGTCCCCAAGAAGGTCCAGAATCTGCCCAGCGCAGGGAGCGCGAAGAGTATGTCGTTTGATGGGACGGATGATTTCGTAGACACAGGGTTTACACCCGACTTCATCCACACCAATGCGACGATGTCTTACTGGGTCAAGATGGGTGACTTTTCAGGCACTCAGAATTCTGGAACGCATAACAGTAAAAGGTTTTATCTAGGGTTTAATAACACTGCGGCGCAGTTCGGAGTCCAAGGCGCGGTTAAAAGCTCAGCAGACCTAAGTGCGTATTTAAAGGTTGGTGTATGGCATCACCTCGCGATGGTCGCGGAAGACGGAACGGCAACATTTTACCTAGATGGTGTTGCGCGGGACACTTTAAGTTACACGCAAGACATTGCTGATAACCCTACAGAAAGTCTGCAAATTGGTGCGCGTCACCATAGTTCTAATCCGTCGAACTTCATGAACGCATCGATTGACGAGTTTGCCGTCTGGGACACCGCACTCGATGGGGACGCCGTGAAGGCCCTATACAACGCAGGGTTGCCCACGCCGGTCACCACAAAGACTGGGGCTTACGACATCTACAGAGACAACCTCAAGGCTTACTACAAGATGGGGGACGCCACGAACCCTGCGCAGGACGGGACGAGTAACCTGCTGTTTGACCAAACGAATCCGGGAGTGGGGAGTGAGAAGGTTACTAATGGCACGTTTGACGGAGTAGCAGACGGCACTGACCCTGTGGGAAATGTTTCGGGTTGGTCAGCTTACAACAGTGTCACAACACGAGAAATTTCAGGTGGGAAATTGAAGCTGGTAACCACTAGTTCCGGTTCCGGCGCGAAGCTTACCATCACAGGATTAACTGGCGGGCGGACTTACAAGTTTACGTGCGACTTTGTGGATGCAAACGGGGTAAATATTGCGTCAGACTTTAGAACACTTTATTCGGCATTCACAGGTGACAGTCCTGCCGCGCCTGACGGCAAGATAACAATGTTTGTCACAATTCCCAGCGGCACATCTATTGAAATATTTTTTAGATGCAACGGTGCTGACGCTGCTGGAGGCACTGCTTATTTTGACAACATCTCTTTCAAAGAAATCAACGGTCACACTGGGGTTATCACCGGAGCCAGCATCCAGACAGAGGCACCCAAGGCTATCTATGCGTTGCCTCCGGTGGCAAACACCAAGAGCATTAACTTTGACGGAACGAATGACCACTTGGTTACTCAGGTGGACAGCGCAGCTCAACCAAACAACGAGAGCAGGTATTATAGCTGGTGGAGTAAATCGACAAAAACAACAAGCAACGCTGTGTGGGACCACGGTGATTCTAACATCGGTGCGTTCCGGTTTAATCACAACAGCGGGCGTCCTATCCTCTACATGGCAGACAGTGTTCTTCGCTACTGGGTCGATAATAGCGCCCAAGATAGTGGTGAATGGGCACACTGGGTCGTTAAGATTGTCACAAATTCCCTAGGTGACTGCGAATTGTGGTGTAATGGGGTCAAGCAAGCAGTGAGTGCCGACGCCAACTCTGGGTCGATGAATACCTACACAACAGGCATTCGCATAGGTCGCGCAGGGACGGGTTACTTCAGTGGAAGCATTGATGAAATGTCCATCCACGAGGACCTAGACGATGAATCCATTCGGGCGCTTTTCAATCGCGGACGCCCCATAGACATCTCTAGCGGCAACGGAGCATACGACCTGAGCGATAAGGCGCTGCACTGGTGGCGCATGGGGGACGCTACAAGTCCTGCCGCTGACGGCACCAACGATATTATCTTTCAAGGGTTCTCAGAAACAGATGACGAGCTAATCATCAACGGTGACTTTTCGTCCGACTCCGACTGGACCAAGGGCACAGGTTGGAGCATCGCTAATGGAGTCGCCAGCTGTGATGGCAGCAACAGTAGCCAAAGCACAATCAAGACGGAATTGGTAATCCCTAGTGGTCAAAACAATGTGCTCTACGGTAAAACCTTTCAACTTCAGTTTGACATACTAAATTATAGCGCGGGCACTTTAGCTGCTACCCTAGAAGGAACGGGTAGACTTGAATTTAATGGTCTTAACTCTGATGGCAGCTATACCGCGTTCTGCACGACGACGAGCACCAATCCACGGTTGAATTTTAATGCCAGCGCTGGGTTTGTTGGCTCAATTGACAACGTGTCCGTCAAGCAGGTGCGTGGGCAATACATCGGTCCAGAGCTGGTGAAGGCAGACGACGACCTCTACATCGACGCCCGGTGGTATGTGTTTAGTGACCCAGTCAAAACATATCCAAACGGCACCGCTGCAAGATTTACAAATCCAGCTACAGGAGGATGGAACAAAGGAGGCAGAATATTTTTAACGGCAGGGAGCGGCACACACGCGCTAACAGAAAACATGGAGACCGGATGCGCCTACAAGCTATCGTTTGATTTTTTGACAGACGATAGTGATGCAGTTCCTTCATACCATGACGGGACATCTGCTACCTCACTACCTGCTGGGAGCGGTTCAAAAACCTTTTATTTTTCATACAGCGGAAACGCTTCAACAAGGCTTGAAGCTGCGAACGTCAGCGCGAGTAAGTTCGTCCAGTTTTCTAATCTAAGCCTGACCAAGGTCGGAGGCGCAGCAGTGATGACCAACATGACCACCTCAGACATTCAAACAGATACCCCTTATTAACAAGATGAGTTACGAAAATAGAAAGTGGGTCGTGATGACCCTTGAAGACATTAACGCCGGTGACATCAGCGAAGAGCAAACAGTCATCGACGAAGAGACCGGAGAAGAGACTACGGAGCAAGTGGTAGTCGGTAATACATATATTGATGCCGCGATTGAATCCTCCAAGGCTACCCTCCGCTTATCGGTAGACGGCACAAAGACGATTCTTAAGTGGGACGGAGAGACACCAGAGCCATTTGCAGGTATGTCTACGTTTTCCCATCAGGAAATCCTTGAAGAACTTGCTGGTGCCGATTGGACCTCTCAGGAAGACCTACCATAATAAATGAACGCTACAGCAGAAGCCCAATACATCTCCTTGGAGAGCGTCAGAAGACCGTTCTTAGACAGAGCTAGAGACTCTTCTAAGCTTACTCTTCCTTACTTAATTCCAGAAGACGGGCATAACTCCCACTCCAGAATTGAGACGCCGTTTCAAGGTATTGGTGCTAGAGGGGTGAACAACCTCGCCTCTAAGCTTCTGCTGGCTCTCCTTGCGCCTAACTCTCCGTTCTTCAGATTAAACTTTGACGAGAACGTCCTTAGACAAGAGGGCGCTACGGATGAGATTATTACTGAGATGGAAGCCGCTCTGCAAAGAGTCGAGGAGTCCGTCATGGAAGAGGTAAGCAGACAGTCTTACCGGGTAGGTATCCACGAAGCCCTTAAGCACCTCATCGTCTCTGGTAACTCTCTTTTGTATCTTCCAGAGGAAGGTGGGTTGAGGGTATTTCATTTGGACAGGTTTGTTGTTCAAAGAGACCCCATGGGTCACCCACTGAAAATCATAACCAAGGAGACACTTTCCTACAACACGCTTAGCGATGAACTAAAGGCTGCTGCTGGTTTCAACGAGAGCGACTCAGCGGAAAAGAACTGCGACCTGTTTACGTGTGTTAAGTTGGAAGGAGACAACTGGTTTGTTCACCAAGAAATCAAAGGAAACATTGTCCCCGGCTCTGAAGGAAGGTTCACCAAAAACAACCTACCCTATCTACCACTACGGTTCTCAAAGATTGACGGAGAGGATTATGGAAGGGGATATGTAGAGGAATACATGGGGGACCTTATTAGCCTTGAGAAGCTGACACAGGCGATTGTAGAAGGCTCTGCGGCTGCGGCTAAGGTTCTCTTTCTGGTTAACCCTAACGGGACCACCAGAGCCAAGACACTGGCTGAAAGCCCTAACGGGGCCATTACTCAAGGTAATGCAGCGGACGTTTCCGTTCTACAGCTTGATAAGTTTAACGACTTCAGAATCGCTTCGGAAACAATCAACACAATTAAAGACCGCCTTGGTCACGCTTTTCTTCTTACCTCGGGCGTTGTGCGTAACGCTGAGCGTGTCACCGCAGAAGAGATTAGGATGCTCACCATGGAGCTAGAGTCTTCGTTAGGTGGTTTGTATTCGTTGTTAAGTAACGAACTACAGCTCCCCATGGTTATGCGCGTCATGGACGTAATGAGCAAGAAGAAGATGCTTCCTAAGCTCCCTAAAGACCTAGTGAAGCCTGTAATCATCACGGGCATAGAAGCTCTGGGTAGAGGCAATGACCTACAGAAACTTGACCTGTTCCTTGCCGGGGCTGCACAGGTGGTTGGTCCACAAGCTATTGGTCAGTTTGTAAATGTCGAAGAATACTTTAAGCGGAGAGCCACAAGTCTTGGTATCAAGACCCAAGGACTCATTAAGACACAAGAACAAATACAACAAGAAATGCAACAAGCGCAAATGATGTCTATGGCTGAGAAAGCAGCTCCGCAAGGGGCCGCAGCTCTGGGCAACATTACGCGAGATGCTATGGCTACCCCTGAACAAGAGGAAGCCCCAGTAGAGGAGTAATCCAATGGCAGACACATACAAAATAAACGACCCGGCTCCTTCAGAGCCACAAATCACACTTGAAGAAGAAGCATCTCAGATTGAAGACAGCGAAGCACAGGAGGACCGCCCAGAGTGGCTCCCTGACAAGTTCAAGTCCGCTGAAGACTTGGCAAACGCCTACAACAATCTTGAGTCCAAACTGGGTTCACAACA